CCATATCAAATTCAACTTCTTTACAATTTGGAGAAAGTTTACTGTGAATATAATATTCAACATCTCTTCCTGCTAAAAAACTTACGTTTCTGCCATATACTCCAAATGTATAATCTCCTATATCCCCAACAACTGATATCCCCATAGGTAGTATTGCTATATTGAAAGCATATACATTTGTGTTTGGTTTGGAACATTTCCATATTTCACAATCATCACCTTTTGCCAATAATGTATATTCATGCTCTTTTAACACTTCTTTTGCATTGCTTATGTATTTTTCTTTTGTTACTATTGCTTTCATCTTCTCTATCTCCCCGCTCTTTTCTTTATATCTCTCCATCTTCTTTTAACTGGCTTTCCTTTAATGCCTGTTAATTCTACAAACCTGTTTACTCTCTCATCTATCTCCTGCATGAGTCTTTGCACCTCTTCTTCTCTACTCTCTTGCACCTCTTCTTCTCTACGTTCTTGCATCTCTGCCTCCTTTAAGTTTTTTTCTACATTCATATATCTCTCCTTTTATTTTTTTGATCTCAAACAACTGTCTTTCAAACTCCATCTTTGAAGCTGCAAGCTCTTGCAGTTTTCTTTGCAGATGATCTATCTTCATTATTTGTATTTGCTCAATAAGTTCCCCATAGCTGTAGATGCTCAGTTCATCTCGCAGGAGTACACCTTGGAGTCTTTCATCTTCATTTATGAGCATCTCAAACTCATGTTTATGAAACTTGAACATACTCTCATCGAGTACATCAAGCACTAACTCTAAATTTTCTCGAGACTGTGCCGCTGTGTTTATGATGTTCATTTCACTTATATTGATGTATCCAAAATTCATATTCTGTTCTGATGGCTGCTGAGGAACACTGTTTGAACAGATATGTGCAATATTTACATTAAGAACTTTTGATGCGAATAGCTTATGCTCATCCTGCATAAGAGGGCTAAGGCTGTACAGATACTCATTTGTCTCTTTGAGGGCTTCTTGCTTCTCCTTTGGTATATTTAGCTTGTACTTTGCAGCTATCTGTAACAACACAAACTTAATGAGAGGAGTAGAAGTTTTCATAAGCTTTAACAACTCCCCTTTCTTTCCATCTTTTATCATCTCCGCAGGATCTTTTCCCTCGGGAAAAATAACAACACCGCCAAATACATCATGTGCAGAGAGCAGCCTACTCGCTTTTATCGCTGCGTTTACTCCTGCTTTGTCTCCATCAAAACAGAGCAATGCCACTGCCTGTACTTTCTTTATGATATTTACGTGTTGTTCCGTAAGTGCCGTACCCATTGTTGCTACTGCTGTTTTGATACCGGCTTGGTGCATCATTATCACATCAAGATACCCCTCCGTGATCGTAAAAGTTCCTTTGTCATAGATGGCATTTTTTGCAATGTTGTACCCGTAAAAGTTCCGTGACTTGTCAAAGAGTGGAGTTTGAGGAGAGTTAATATACTTCGCTCTGTCTCCCTCTATGATTCGCCCACCAAAACCGATGAGCTTGTTATTGTGATTTCGTATCGGGAAGCTTATGCGCTTAGAGAGTCTCGCGTATGTAGTTCCTTTATCATCTGTGGCGCATATCCCACACTCTATAAGTTCATTTGTATTAAAGAGCTGCTCTTGAAAAAACTTGAGCTGCTCTTTAGAAACAGGTGCATATCCAAGCTCAAACGCAGTTATACTCTCTTCACTTAATCCTCGTGAGCGCAGATACTCTTGTATCTTTTCATCTTTTTGTTGCAAATAGAACTCTTTTGTAGCTTCCATCAGCTTCGAGTAGTCTTTCGCACTGCTGTTGTTTTCATACTGTAGTGTGAAGTTGTACTCATTCGCTACCTCTTCCACTGCTTCACTGAAGCTTATCTTTTTAAACTCCTGCACAAAGCCAAATACATCATAAGTACAGCCACATCCAAAACAGTGACATATCTGTTTTTGAGGGCTCACAACAAAGCTGGCTGTTTTTTCTCCATGAAAAGGGCAAGGTGCTTTAAAGTTTGCTCCTGCTTTTTTCAGCTCAATATAGTTGGAGATAGTATCTACAATGTCGGCTGTTGTCTTGAGAGCCTCTTTAGATGCGTTACTTATCACCTTTTTCTCCTCGTATAGCATAAACAAGTATCATTGGCAGCCATAAGAGTATAGTTATAGTTCTCTTTAGTATCTGCGCCAATTTAGTATTACTATGCTCGATCTCTTTAAATATGTTAGAAACACTTATGAAAAAACCCACAAAAAGATAAAGTAATGAATAGATGTAATCTTCCATTATTTACACTCTCTCAACATCTTTTCAATCTCTTTTTTAGCTTCTCTAAGATTGGCTCTGTTCTTTTCATTTGCAAGTGCGTGTCCACTTAGTGGCGTTGTGTTCTTTATCTGTTGTAGTATTTTTTCAAAAGCTCTCATTCTAATCTTTTTCCTTAATAATTATCCCGTTTCCGCCTCTTCTAAGAATTGCTGTGAGAAGTTCCTGTAAGTACCAAACACTCAATGATAGATGCTCATGTTTATGACCGTTTTTGTAGTTTGCTTTTAATATCCACATGATTATTCTCCCATTCTGTGTGTATGCATATGATGACCGAACATTAGCATCGCTACAGCTTTCTTTTTGTTTTTTGTTTTTTTAATGTTTTCAAACTCCAAGTGCTCAACCCAATAGTTAAAGAACTTCTTGTTGTAATACTTTGCTGCATCTTCCCTTTTCATCGGTTCCGGCTTGTTTTTTATTTGCAGCGTCTGTTTCCACTCTCCTTTTTCAAGTGTCATGGAGAGTTGCTCGGCAACGTGCGCTTCACCGTATGTCATGATCTCCTCCATTTTCTTTTTAATCTAAAAAGAAGCAGAGATACTTCAAACTTTAGATTTTTCCAAAACATTTTTAAATCTCCTCTATTGTTATTCTGTACATTTTGTAAGATTTAAGGTTATTTATTTTAAAAGTTTTGTTTTGTGAGGGATGAAAAATAATTCCATTTCTGAAATCATCTTCAATCGCAGGAAATGACACCTCTTCAAAAGACACCTCTTTTCTGTTTTCATGTTTAGTATCTGTTTTTTTAGGATGCACATCTTCTACAAGTTTTTTATCTCTCCATCCTTTGATGTCATCTCTTCTAATTTCCCCGTCATTGTAAAGTTTATAAGGCTCTAGCTGCATATCTTTCTCTTTGATCCGTGCTATCTCTTCAAGAACGGATAAGCCTATATCTCTTTTGTTCTCTTCAAGATCTTTTTGTATCTCCGGATGCAGATTAAGACATCCAAATGCTTTGGAGAGATAACTTTGTGACTTGCCTATGGCTTTTGCCAGTTCTGATTTGGAGCTATATCTTTTACTAAGCCACAACTTGCTGATGTGCATAGCTGTTTCAAAATCTGTCAGGTCCTCTCTCTGGATGTTCTCAATGAGTGCAAGCTCAAGCACTTTGCTGTCATCTGCTCTTATGATGTGTGCCTGTATAGTCTTTTTACCAATAAAAAGATGTGCTCTGTATCTGCGCTCACCGCTTACTATGAGATACTTATCTTCTTGTTTAGTCACTACTATTGGCTGTAGCAATCCATCACGTGCTATAGCTGCTGCAAGTTCTTCTATCTCCTGATCTTTAAACAGAGTGCGTGGCTGTTCAGGATTTGGAATTACTTTGTCAATCGGCAGTTCCATGAAGTCACTAATCCCACCTGTGCGCGTGTTTCCTTTCGTTGCTTTATTTATCGCTGATAAGTTCATCTCTCAAACTCCTTATCTCATCTTTCGCAGCTTCATTATTTGTATCAAAGACGCTTGCACCTACCCCTAGAGTAGTTTTGTAAACTTTTCTTGTGCGTATGATGCTCTTTAGCAGTTTGTACTCTTCGCCTACCGCTTCTTGTATCGTTGCAAAGTTTCTTGTAAGAGGATGAATGTTGTTTAAGACAATGTTTGCTTCTGTGTCTTTGAGTATAAGATCATCGAGTATGCCCTCGAATGTTTTAAACCCGAGTACCTCTGTAACACTGTCGCTGATAGGGATAAGTGCTTTGTGAGAGAACTCCAGTGCTGCACGATTGATATCGCTGTCAAAGCCGCCTACATCAATGATCGTGTAGTCTGTTGCACTCTTGTTGAGCAATAATTCCATCACTTCGTTTACAGTTGTCGGCTGCAATACTTCGATGTCATTAAGACCGCGTATCTCGTTTATGAAGTAGAGTGTTTGCTGAAAATCCAAATCAACAAGTCTTACTGTCTTGCCTATTTCTTTAAGAGAATGTGCAAGATGCCAAGCAAGTGTACTTTTGCCTACACCGCCTTTCGTATGTGCTACTGTAATGTTCATTTTCTAACCCCTTGTGTATGTCATAATTATATAAATATATTATTGGATAAGTGTACGCTCAATACATACCACTTAACTACCACTCTCTCAGATTTTTAGCCCGTGCAATCTCCGCACTCGTTACTGTTGCGTATCTTGCTGTTGTAGCTATGTTCTTATGTCCTATATCCTCTCTGATGTGCTCAAGAGACAATCCCTGCTTGTGCGCAGTCGTGATATAACCGGATCGAAAACTGTGTGTAGAGTAAAGCAATCCGAGATTTATATGAATAAATGTGTTGAGTTGCAGCTTCAAGCTGGCTACTGTCATATGCTTAGTGCTTCTGTTTTTCGCAAAAAGATACTCATTGTCATGAAGCGGTAGTATCTTTTTTAAAAACTCTACTTGCCTACGCTGTTCATCAAAAGTAATGAGGCGAGGCTTCTTAGTCTTTGTATTGTTAGAAAGTGAAAACTCATTTTCATCTATCATCTTTATGATGTCTTCTCGTTTGAGATCTATTATCTCACTCACACGACATCCTGTAAGATAGAGCAATGTAAACGCAGTAGTAAACTTGATCTTTGTTTTGCTCTGCAAGTCTAAACTTCTATTGACTGCGTTTAAGAGCGTCTCGAACTCTTTTTTAAAAATTGGCTTTTTAGCTCTTGTAGTACCTTTTGGTCGTGCCATCATGTTCTCCTTTTTATGATATAATCACTCATTCGATTACAAGTATCTCACTACTTGTAATCTGATAAATGATTAGAATAATCTTTCAGCCCACTGTTCCATCTTGCTTTCAAACTTTTGGAATAGTGAGTCTGTTTTTCTTAGAAGCTTCGCCATTTTTATTTTCCTCCCTTTTTAAAATTCACACGTTTGTAAATAATCTTGTACAGCCGCACTGTATTCTGCATCACTAAAATTGAACTCTTCAAGTGTGTTTTTAGTATCGCTTAGATCATAAGTGATGCAGTATTCGTGATTTGCAAGCTCATATCCTATGATCTCTGTAGGAGTAAATATCTCTTTTGCTTTTTTCACAAGGTTTGTATCAAACTCTTCAAATTCATTATTAAACAGTTCATAATTTTCTTGTGGAATAAACATCCCACTTCCAAGAGAGTAGTATTTAACACCATCTTTTTTCTTCTCATTTATTTGTTTTGCACTAAAAGCAAAAAAAACATCATGCTTTTTAAAAAGTGCATTTATCTCGTTTTCTCTCTCTTGTTTGTATTCGTAGTATTTCATTTCACATCTCCCCTATTTCAAAAATCTTAGGATAAAACCCGCAGCATCTTGACATTATTTGTTTGGTTTCTTCTCTCAGTGGCACATCTAATCCAATTCGTATATGACAACTGTTCCCAGTGTCTATAGAACGAAGATATATATCTTTTTGCATATATCCCTCTTCAAGTAAAATGCAAACATAATCTGTAACAGTCCCGCAATTTATATTTCTGCAATAATCTGTATCATTTAACTTATGTTTAATTATCTCAATTACTTTATATCTTTCCATCTTATTTTCCCTCATTTGAAATATAAGTCAATACTTCTTTTAATTGATCAACACTTTCTATCCAGTATGGCAAATCTGATACCCCATCAACTTGATAATTTGAAGAATAGAATAATCCCTCAGCTCTTATTCTATAAATAATTACATCATCAGCCGTCTGGGTATCTTTTAAAGTATTTTCATTGAAAGCGATGTTCAATTCAAGTGAATCAATATCATCTTCATCAGTAGTTGAATCAAGTCCAGTCCATATTTCTAAACCAAGTTGTGTAGCAAAATTTTGTATTCTTTTTTGATTTAAGAATTTTTCTGTAAGTCTAGTTTTCATTTATTTTCCTTTTTAAGTCACTTATTAATGACTTGTTATGCTGAAAGTTTATAATTAGTTACCTTAATAACATATTAAAAAAGTAATAAATATATTACTTTAATACATTTAAGTTAATTTATTAGTGATTTTTGTTAGAATTCAGGTATGAAAAATATACTATATAGAGATATAGCAGAGATGCTTGGGAAGAAAGAAGGAACGATCAAGAACTGGCGTGTAAATCATCCTGTGCTTCTTGATTTGGTAAAGATTGGAGCGTTCTGCAAGGTTAATGATTTAGATATTGATAAAATAAAAAAGATTATAGAATTGAAAGATGTTGTGAGTGAAAAAGTAATAGAAGAGAAAGAGGGAAAATTATCTACTTCTTAGCCGCATCCCTCTTCGCTTTTTGTTTGCACTTGTTTGAACAATACTTACTCTTCTTCGTCCCTGTAAATAATTCACCGCATATTTCACACGTTTTTTTCACTACATTCTTAGAAGCAAGAGGATTGTTAAAATAGCTCTCATTGAATAGATCACCTAGTTGGCTCATGTAGTTTGGGAGCAATTTATTATCTTGCAGATTCATATCCCACAGTGTATGATCTATCTTTGTGATCAAGCAAAAATAACTATTTCCACTATCTACTTTTGCAAAACCAAGCGAAACAGTAACTCCGTCAATTATTTGGGCAAGTGGCTCTTCGTTCTCAACTTTAATGATGCTCACACTCATCTGAGCGCAAGTAGCTGTTTTCTTTAGATAGTCTATCTTCCAGTTAATTTTCATTGCTGCCAACCCTTACAACATCTTCATCTCCACCGATTTCTATGTCTAATATATCAAGAGCAGCACTTCTGCCAATTGTTTCACTTGTTCTAAAGACATCATTCTCGTCAATATCTAAATATGAAGCACTATACAATACATCTCCATCTTTATCATAAGCATAAACGTATTTACTATCGTTCAGCTCACTATCTGAACTTTCACATTCAAAATATCTATCCCTATCATTATTTGAATCTTTTTCATACATAACATACATACCTTCATCCGCACAAGCTTCAGCGTATAGTGCTGCAACATCAACGTAGTTAACATCTTCATATACTCTAGTAGTAGTATCTTCATATACTTTTACGAGTTTTCCATTCTCACTTTTTTCTCTTAAATCTTCAGTTTTGTCAAATTCTCCATCTTTCCAGCTTCCTAGAAAATATAAGCTTAAATCACTCATTGTGTCCGTCCTTTTATTAAATATATTCGACAGTGTAACACTATTTCGATAAAGTGTCAAGTGTTTGATTACTTTTTTTATGTATAATCATAAAAAACAAAAGGTCTTATAATGAAAAAAACAATAACATTGATGCTAATCACGGTTACTATTTTAACTGCAAGTAATAATTATTCAAGAACACCTGAACAGATCCATAGTATGGCAGTAAATTATATTAATTTTTCTCAAATGGATAAAAATAAATTTGAATTTAATAGAGATTGGAAACTCATTACAGACACGGCAGAGCTTAGAGGCTACATCGCTGCAACGATAGACAGTAATAAAAACTTAAGAGAGTGTTTGAGTCACAAATCAATCAATGAGATAACAGCATCATCTGCACGTCTATTATCTATAACTCCATCTAACACATCCTATTCTGCATATATGAGTGCTACAGCTGCTATCAGCATCATCTGCAAGTAAAAATCTCCAGCACCCATCAAATCTTCCTGCAAAGCCTCGCCAAACGCAGCGTACACCACCACCAACAACAAAAATCGCCGCCATTTGGAAATTTTTTACCGTTTTTTCAGACTTTTCGGTTTTTCAGACAACAAAAGTTTACATTTTTTTCATCAATTAATAAAAAAGGTGAACCCCTGGACTTTTTAGCTAAAACGAGCCAAAACAGCTTGAATTTACGAAGGAATTGGAGGGTGAGTTTGGTTTTTTATTTGAAAAGCGGAAGTTTCGGTAATTCGGTCTTGTTCTTTGACAAGGGATAAGTAGTGATAGGTTTAGGATACTGAGGGATATTTGAGTGAGTATCATCAAACATCATGCAGTGTTGCACTGGTTCTGGTGAGGAGATCTCTTTTTTACATAGTGCTGCATCACTGTAGTTTTCACGAGTGAAAATGGATGTAATGGGCAAAAATGTATTTAATTATTTATTTTAATATATTTTTATATCCCTATTTTACGGTGTTCCACTGTTTTGTTTAAGGTTAGAGCCTATTTTTTAGGATATCTGGCTTAAGGTTATAGATTTTTTATCTATCCTGCTCATGTTTAGTGTAGGTCCTTTCACATATCATCCGTATGGAGCAGGTGTGCTTTTTTTGGTTTTTGTTTCTCAGCAAAGGTGGGGGGGGGTAATTCCCCAATCGTATCCTCCGTCTGAACTATATATGAGGAAATTGCATAATGAGTATTTAATTTAAACTTGTTTTTGATTTTACTACTTGATATGATGGTGGTGAGGGGATGAAACCACTTTGTATGATCTAAAAAAACAGCTTGAAAAAATCAAAAAATTTTCAAATGGCGGCGATTTTTTCTAAGGTGGTATTGAGGGTGGTTTATCTAGTTCACTTTCTTTACGGGGGTAGTTCACTTTCTTTACGGGGGTAGTTCACTTTCTTTACGGGGGTAGTTCACTTTCTTTACGGGGGTAGTTCACTTTCTTTACACAATAATAATACCAATCCTTATACCAATAATATTACCAATAATATTTATATACAAAAATTTCTTTTTCTCTCTTGGATAAAAGCTAAAGCTTATCTATTTTCATAGTAGCTATAACTTTACCTATAATTCTAAAATCATCACAGTCTGCTTTGAGCTGCGGGAAGAGTGGATTATCTGAATTTAATATGATCTCTTTTGTTTTTGGTTCTATAAAAATACGCTTCACGTAAACCTCGTTACATAGAAAAACTACAAAAATCTTTCCATCTTGCGGGGTGGTTATATTTTTATCTATGAAGATCACATTATCATCATCTATTGTTGGGTGCATAGAGTTTCCGCTTACTTTGATGGCTTCTATCTTGTCAGAGAGTGTAGGCAGCATATCCTTTGCAAGTGTTATGTTTGTACTCTTGCAGTCAGAGTTAGTGCATCCGTTGCCTGCACTTGCCTGTATGTTTTTATAGTAAGGTATGATCGTGTTAGAGTTGAGCAGGGCTACTGTTTCATTGATCTCGTCTATAAGCAAATTGCTTTTGTTTTGCATCATCTCACCCTCCCCATCTTCAAGCCACTCTCTACTAAATCCGAATTTGTCAGCGAGGATGATGCTGTCTTTGGCTTTTATTGTTTTTGTATTGCCCTGCTCCCACCCTTTTACTTTTCCGTCTGAACACCCTAAAATATCCGCCAGTTCCTGCTGATTTATGCCAAGCTTTTTTCTTACAGCTTTTATTCTATTTGCAAGATTTTGCATTTTCATCCCCTTTTGTTAGACAATTAATATCTACATAAGATTAAAAAGTATAAACTTACGGATATATTTGATAGATAATATATATATTATATCAAAAATAGACTAAAACTATAAGGTTTGGAATAAGAATATGCCTGAAAATATTTATACAGTAAAAGAAGTATCAGCAATACTAAAAGTTCCAGATGCAACAATTGAAAGATTGGTCCATACAAAGAAGATTTCTCACTTTAAAGTGAGTGGAAAAGTGCGTATAAGCGAGAAGCATATACAGGATTATTTGAAAAATATAGAAGTTGCGCCAAATGACATATAATATAAATATAAACCAAATAAAGGCGATTGAGTGGGGATTGTCGATTAAAGCTGCTATGTGCCTTAGTAAGTTTATGGATCTGTCGTCATGGGCTACTCCTGTCATCATAGACAACAAAACATACTACATCCTGTACAGAAGCAAACTCATTGAAGAACTGCCACTGTTGGGAAAATCGCTCCCTACTGCTTCAAGAGCAATAAAAGAGCTTGAAGACAAAGAGATAATAGAGTCAGTACATAAAAATACAGAACCAGCGTACAGAGTTACAAAGAAAGGGCTTGAGTGGTTGAGTAATACGAGCGCAAAAGGTCAAGAGCTTAAAAAATCAAATGATGAAGAAAATGATAAATTTACTTTTAGACTCAAAAGAGAGCTCGAATATGATGATCTCAGTGATGAGTATAAAAATTTTCTAAAACTCGGTGCAATAAAATATGCAAAAGAGCAAGGATTAAATGAAAATGAATTTGAAAATTTTGTAAATCATAAAAAATCTGTTGGAAAATCGCACAAAGACTGGGCAAGTGCATTTAAAACATGGTGCAGTAATGCCAAAAAATATGCAAAACAACATACAAAGACGGTATATCCATCAAGCGAAACACCGAAAAACAGTGAAAATAACTACAACACCGGAAATATGGAGCTTTAAAATGATAAGACTTCTTGAAAACCTTGCACTGCTTAAAGAAGTTATTGCCATAGGAGGTAATAGATACAAAGCAGCAAACATCAAAAAAAATCATCCTCACAAGATAGTAATAATCAAACATACTGCCTATGTATATAAAGATATTTTGGAAGATAGCGTAGCACATAAGGTTACAAATCTTGATGATTATGTTCCACTCGGAGAGTTTGAGGAGTTTGTCAGCATAAGCAGAACTGCACTGCGTGAGCGCATATATTTTATGAACAGAACAGGTATAAAAATATTTGATTATAAGCTAATTTGTAATCAGTATTTTTTAAAGATAGATGATGAGTTCAAATATCTACTACAAAACTATCAGCCTTTTATAGCATCACTAAAAGATCTCAAACGAGTAAAGCACTGTAAATTGATAGGTGATCTTAAAGTGGGGTTTTACTAATGAGCAATCAAGAGTTTTTAAATCCAAAAACACTTCATAAAGAGTTTGGAATAGCAGAGAGTACACAGGCAAAGTACAGATCAGAAAAAACAATTCCATATTGCAAGGTAGGTGGGAGTATTTTTTACCACAGAGAGGCTATCACTGAGTGGATACTAAATCATAGCATACCGGTTCAAGGTGGGAAATAATTATGAGTGATATTAAAAATATAAGAACATTGGTCCTCGCGACACTTTTAAGTGCGAATGAGTTTGGAAATATTGATCTAAATATCGTTATGAACAGCGGTATAAACAAAGATTATTTTGAAGATGCGGCAGAGTCAAGTATGTTTGAAGTAATCAAAGTGTTTATTGACGGTGGTATGGCTTTTGATGAAAGCATAGTTATGAAGTACATGAAAAAAGCAGGTATCAACAACCCGCAAGATCTTATGCTGCATCTACTTTCACAAAAGCAGGTGTCACAAAGTGTATTGCTTGAGCATATAGCTATTTTGAGAGAAGATTACAATATAAGAAATTTAAAAAAGCTTCATGAAAAGATGTTCTCTTTGTTACAAAGTCCTGACAGTTCAAGCAGTATAATAACTCAAATGTTGCAGAACTCAATAGATGATTATGCAAGTATGAACAAAGGTGGATATACAAGAAGTTTAAGTGCAGTAAGAGCAGAGAGAAAAAGCAAGCCTCCTGCACAGAGGATAAAAACAGGAATAGGATTTATTGATTCCGTACTTACGGACAAACATGGAAACAGCGGAATACGGAATGAGGGATTGTTCTTTATCAGTGGGAAAAAACAGTCTGGAAAAACATTTGTGCTTACTAGACTGATAGAAAATGTATCAAAAATATATCCTGTTATGTTTGGAAGTATGGAGTTTGGGGAAGACCTTTATGATGAGAATATAGAAGAGCAGCAAGAGGAGAATCTTTTTGATGGGAATATTGACAACATATATACATTTGACAGTATTTATGATGTTGACAAGATTATAGCTGAGATAAGATTACAGGTAAAGTTACACGGCATAAAACTTGTAGCACTTGACTCTATGATGCGTATGACAAATGCAAACCCTGATCTAAAAACAGATGAGAGAAGAATATCAGAGATGTTCTCAAAGCTAGGGAAGCTATCAAAAGAGCTTAAAGTACCTATAATCATTGTTGTACAGAGTTCAAAAGAGGACTTGAAAAGCAGTATTATCAGTGTAAAAGGAAGTATGAACGCAGATCACGAAGCGTATGTATGGTTTCATCTTGCAAAAACAAAACCAAAAGAACCTACAGATGAGATGCGTACAGTGATCTGGAACAAGAACAAAGATACTCATAAACATCCACTACAGTATCTTATGTTCGTACCGCAGACAAGTGACTTCTACAGAGTTGAAGTTGATGAACATGGAAATGCGGCTAAAGCACTTGATAAGTTTAGACGACCACCTGCAAAAGTTGTTGAGACAGTATATGAAAATATACCTGCAACAGAACAAGAAGCATCTTTAGATATGCCTCAATTTTAAATTAGGAGAGAACAATGGCAAATATAGGAATAGTTTACAAAGACAGTTATCAAAATCAAGAAAAAAAGAGTGTGCAGTTTATAGCAATGGATATAAGAACTATTACAGTGAGAAAAAAATTCACTATCTCTGTAAATAAGTTCAAATATCCTGACGGTGTAGTTAATGCAAATATTACGCAGGGGAAAGAGGATCATCCGGATTACCATATTTGGTGCAATATGGCGAACAGAGGAGAGAGCGGGAAGAGTGAGATAGTAGGTAATATCAAAGATGCAATAAGTGAAAATGGACTTACGTACAAAAAAGGAAAGCTTTTTGATCCGTTTGTATCAAGATACAATATCTATTTTACACTCTTTAGTATCGATGATGATAAGAAAAAAGACAAAGATCATCTATACAATGTTGTTGCCCAACCATATACGCAGCAAAGTTCAAACAGACAACAAAGCAGCAATGAGCCGCCAGAGTATGTATATGAGAACATAGACACAGGGAGTGCAGCATCGTATGATGATGACGAAGCACCATTTTAACAAGAGATAAAAGATGAGTGAAGTTATACAAAAAGTCCTTGTAAAGAAAAAAACAGAGCCCATTCGTCTTGCTATGTGCAGAAAAGATTTGCTTCACTACTCAAGATATATATTTGAAGAGGAGTACGAGACACCTCTTTTGGAAAGTTGGTATCATGGACTTTTATGTAATGCACTGATGAAAGTAGCAAGCGGAGATGTTACAAGACTCATAATAAACATTCCTCCTGCGTATGGAAAAACAGAGTTTGCAGTACGTCTTTTTGTATCTTGGTTTTTGGGAAACGCACCAAAAAAGAGGGTTATATATACTTCTTACTCTGATGACCTCGCCACAAAAACACCATCAGAGGTTAAAGAACTTATAAAATCAAACGCATATAAAAAGGTATTTGACGGAGTTTCCCTCGGGAAAAAAACGGCAGATAAAGAGTGGTACTTAGAGAGTAAAGGCGGGATGTACTCTACTACCATAGGTGGTGGCATCACAGGTTTTCACGGGAATATAGTCATTATAGATGATCCTATGAAAGCGATAGAGAAAAATTCAAAATCAACACGTGAGATGGTAAAGGACTTTTATAAGGGATCTATCTCTTCACGACTGCGAAAAGATGATCCAAACAGTGCAATTATAGTGATAATGCAGAGACTCCATGAGGATGACCTTGTAGGGTACTTGCTGGAAAATGAAGAGGGAATATGGACTCATATCAGTCTTACCGGTATTGAAGAGAAAGAAACAATTTACGACTTCTTTGATTTTCACTATAAACGCAGCGCGAATGAACCTCTTAACCCACACTTTGAAGATATAAAAAAACTTGAACAACAAAAAAAAGTAATGCACGAGGACTGGTACTCACAGTATATGCAAGATCCTAGACGGATAGAGACAGGGTATGTAAAAGATGAAGATTTTGTGTATATAGCGCAATGGGAACTCAAGCCAGACAACAAGTGTATCAGCATAGATCCTGCACAGAGTACAAAAGAGACAAGTGATAACAGAGCAATAGGAGTTGTTGGTGTCTCTTTATCAAAAGAGAAGATAGAGCTTTTCAATGTTTACGGAATATTTTATGGGAAGTGGAGTAACAGCGTGTTTATTGAAAATATTATAACAGTTATGATGCAGTATCCTGATGCACCTGTTTTTATGGAGAGCAGCGGTGGCGGTATCATTACAGAACAGTATCTAAGACAAAAGGTACAAGAGGTAAATTATGAACTTAAAGAAGCAGGAAAGCGCATCATCACAAATCGTATTGTACTGTTTAACCCAAAAACAAAAATAAGTAAAAATCAAAAGATAGACCAAAGCATAAGCTGCTTGAAAAACCATCAAATAAGGTTTTTGGTAGGAGCAAAGGGAATAGAACAGCTTAAGGATGAGTATCTTGGATTTAACCCAGAAAAAGACTCCAAGCAGGATGACTGTATGGAAACAGTTGCAAATGTTGTTGTAAATAAATTTGTACCACCAAAGAGTGAAACTGTAAAGAACAGGAACAATCCTATATCTTTAGGAAGAAAATCAAACAGACAAAGAGGGTGGAGAATTTGAAATGAACATATTGAGATACTATTTAAACCGATAAAAATAGATAATATTTTCTCATTACAAAGGAAATATTATGAGAAAAGTTGTACTTGACATTACTAAGCTTAACTTGTCAATAGGTGATACTATAAAAATATCACTTGTTGATATAGTCGGCAATGTTGTTTACAACGCTCTTTTCTCAGAAAAAGAGTTTGTGTTGGGTACACAACTATTTGAATGTACACTTCCTGAAAATAAAACTTTTAGACAAAAAACATACTACAAACTTACCGCTGCCAACAATAGTTTTAACTTTACAGTAAATGAGCGTATCAATGCAGAGCCACTTGATATGTTCGCCCTGCTCTCTCTTGGATGCTATGAGAATATCATCTCAGAGGACGCAGACGGTATTAAGTTTGATGATGCTTTTTTAAAAAAGATAGATGCACATTTCAATAATGAAGATGCGCACTTTACTCGAATTGAAAAAAATTTCATAACTCTTTATGAATACTACTATGCACAAGAGATATTTCAAAGCGGAAGAACCATTGATGCTCTTGAACTGCTCGACAGATATATATCTTCACAAGGATTACAATAATGCCAGACTCAAAACCAAGTTTTATAGAAAATGTAAATAAAATATCTCAAAATCTAAACACTATAATTAAATCAATAGACCTCTTTGATGACAATGTGGTGGACAGACTTGAACAGCTTGCAGAGCTTGATATATCTCTTATCACTCAAGACCTTGACAAAGGAAACTATCTTGGAAACAGAAAGATAGACATAGATCTTGCACTCAACAACACGAGTGAGATAGAAGAGGTGTCATACAGCGGTGCAAAACTCACACTCAATGATGGTACGGAAGTAGATATTCATTTCTCAACATTCGATACAGACGGAAACGAGATCATTGAAGAGATCACATCGTACACTGCTCTTTATACAAAAATAACGCAGGGGATAGATGCCTATAATGCAACGCAAGTTGATGTTCAAAAGCACATAGTAAACTATGAAATAGATGTTATAAACGAAACCATAGAGGCACTCCCTACCCTCTTACGAATCCGTGATGTTGACGGAAGTGCCTGTAATATAGACAGAGTAGTTCTCAGTGTATATGGCGGAGGACTACCTGTGGAGAGCAATCCTTCATACTTTTGGACAAAGACAACTTCATCACTACAGGTACTTGCAAACCGTGTCGGTGATATTATCCAGCTTGGGAACAACATTGACAAGATAATCGCCTTAAGTGACAAAGAGGATGAGATAGCGTATCTGTATGACACACGAAGTGATCTACAGGCTTTAAGTAATGAACTTATCACTATCATAAACCTTAATGCAAATATGCCAATCGTTACAAGAGTGAATGCAAATATAGACAATATCAACACAGCAAACAGTTTTGAGGACGAGATAAAGGATGTTGTAGAGATAAAGAGCGAGGTTGTGGCTGTTGATGCGAACAAGACAGATATAAGCAATGTTTCTTTAAATATTGCAAAAGTAAAAGATGTTTCAAACAACAAAGCGAACATAGACAAAGTCGCAAATAACGAGCCAAATATAAACAGCGTTGTGGCTAACCTCAGTGATATAACAACTGCTTTGCAAAATGCACAGACAGCAAGCACAAAAGCAGCAGAAGCAAGTGCGTATGCAGACGATGCAAAAGCGTACAGAGATGAACTTACAGGTGTAAGTGCGCAGGCACTAAGTGTAAGTTCATCAACCCCAGCTTCTGCAAACTATAACTCAAATAACGGTGTACTTACATTTGCAATACCACAGGGTGTAAAAGGAGACAGAGGAGAGGCATTTACCGTAAATGCAAGCGGAACTATTGATAACAGAAGTACCTATGATGACCAATCACCTCCTTTTGCATATCTTAGTCTTGATGAGTCTCCTACCCAGATCTATTTTAAAAAGACAGATACTTCAGGTGACTGGACAGATGGTGTTGCGTTTGGTAAAGGTGACAAAGGTGACAAAGGTGACAAAGGCGAGGGAATTCTCTCTATCGTCAGAACAGATGGTGACGGAAGCAGCGGAACTATAGATACTTATACTATCACTTTTACAGACAACACTACTACTACTTTTACTGTAAAGAACGGTGATGACGGTGCTGTTATGAGCGTTGCAGGAAAAACAGGTGATGTTACTCTTACAAAAGCAGATGTAGGGCTGTCAGATGTTGACAATACAAGTGATGCAGAAAAACCGATATCAAATGCTACACAAACAGCACTCAATGATAAAGAGCCAAAAGATACAACTATCTTAAAAAGTGCAAATATAGGGATAGATGTGCAAGCGTACAATGCAGATACAGTAGTAGATGCAGGTTATGTGCATACGGACAACAACTACACAACTACAGAGAAGAACAAACTCTCTGATGTAGAGGAAAATGCAAACAACTATGTTCATCCAGACACACACCCTATTTCAAAAATATCAGGACTGCAATCTGCACTTGATGACAAAGTGGATAACAGTCGTGTACTTACAGATGTGCCAAGCGGTGCAACATTTACAGACACATGGAGAGACATAAGCGACAGTGTAACATCTACATCAAGCGAAGTAGGAGCAAGTTCAAAAGCAGTAAAGACAGCGTATGATATGGCAACATCAAAACAGCCATACAATGCAGATACAGTAATCGATGCGGAGTATGTACATACGGACAACAACTACACAACTACAGAGAAGAACAAACTCTCTGATGTAGAGGAAAATGCAAACAACTATGTTCATCCATCTACGCATGATATGAGTATGATAAGCGGTCTAGGAGATGCTCTTGCAGACAAGGCAGATACAAGCAGTGTATATACGCAGGCACAGATTGACTCTAAACTTACAGAAGGCGCAGGAGGCGGTGTTAATGCTGATAAGTTTGATGGTTTTGAGTCAGAGCAAAGTTTACTTTACAAAGGTGATATTCCTGATAATGTAGATCTTAATGATTATATTATTGCTGGTCTGTATCATCAAAATTCAAGTTCACAGGCTGCTAATGGTTCTAACTACCCCCGCGGAGCAGCAGGAATGTTAGAAGTAGTGAATGATGGGAAAATGGTATATCAAACATATAAATTATATGGAAACTATAAAACTATATATTATCGTACTAAATATGATGATACTTGGTATCCATGGTCAGAAATAGCAAATACACACTCTACAGTAGATAATGCGGTACATCTTAATGGTTTGGTTCTTACCGCTGGTGGTGACGCTGATACAGTTGTAAGAAGAAACTCTTCCGGTGATATATCAACTCGTCTGTTTAGATCTGAATATACAGCTGCAAATGAAACGATTAACTACATTATGACGCAACGTGAGGTAGGCGACTCAAGTGATAAAGATAACTATATGCGACCAAGTACACCATCTCAGCTTGTTGCAGCACTTCCTGCCGCTGATATTCTTGATAAGATAAAGACAGTAGCTGAAGAATCTTTATTATTTAAAGAAATATTACCAGATAGTTCAGATCTAAATGATTATATAGTTTCTGGAATATATGAACTTGAAAATGGAGAAGGCGTCAGTAATAGACCAGATAGCAATGAAACTGGAATATTAATAGTTATATATTATGAATCTAAAGAATTTGTTTATCAGATATTTTATACATACTCTAGTGAAAAGACATACGAACGAAGAAGAGGAAGTGATGGTACTTGGTATAGTTGGAAATTAAATATAAAAAAAAGTGATCTATCAGAAATCGGAGTTAATCAGAGTTTGATAGATGAAACATCAAACAGAGATAAAGGGATAGCAGTACAAAATCAAACAGGAAAACCTATTGAAATTACAGTTACTATAATTGGAACAGGTAATCATAATGCCTTTGCCTCGTTATTAGTAAATGACAAAAAAGTTTCAATGTCAAGAGTAGACATTGATGGAGCATATATTATGCCTGTATTTAATAAAATAATTCAGGATGGTGAAACGTATGAATTTAGTGGTGATACAGATTATTATAATATTTATTCATGGTATGAGCTTAGATAAATAGCTGTAAAAAATAATTATATATAGGAGAAATGATGGAATATAGAGAAATAGGGGCTTATAACAGAACCGGTACTGCGATCAAGATAGTTCATAAAGACGGGGAAAGCAATGTTGACATAGACAGCAATCATCTTAATGAAGCGGTAGAGAACAGAACTATTGTTGTTAA